GATAGAGGCATGCCGGGTCTAAAGGGTGGAGACAAGGTGGTAGAACTAAAGCCGCAGCAGGCAGCAGAAGCCCGAGCGCAGGGCAATCGACAAAGAGATTCAGAACGATCAGCAGGCGCAACGGATTCGGCGGGTGAGGGAAGGAATCCTAAGGGAGAAGGTAGAACCGTCCAGTGAGAAAACTAATTGACAAACTTGCCGCCATTCTATTAGAGCCGGTAAACGAAGTAGTCACCGTCTTTCTTGGTATCTACACGGTTCTTTGGGGCTTGTGGGTTCTGAACCCACTGGTAGACACCTTCACCACCGCTAAACTATATTCGGCTCTTATGGCTTTTTTGCCAAATGAAATTCTATGGGGATCAATTGCAGTTTTCTTTGGTCTCATGACCATGGTTGCACTCGCCAAAAGGATGCCAAAGAATCTGTTTTATGGCTCTGCTGCCAGTGCGCTACATTGGGGTGTTATCTCTATTTTCTACTTTATAGGAGACACCGCAAACACGGGCGGGATCACTGCATTGTTCTTGGCCGTTCTCTCAACTTACATCTACTTAAACCACAAGGTGAATTACACTAAAGACCAAGACGACGCCGGTATATCGTAATAATTTTGCATTAGAACGCAATGTAAGATATCATACAACTATGAGCAAAATGACAAAAAGCCATTGGGTAACAGACGCGAATACAATGCGTCTCACAATGCCATTTGCGAAGGTAGACCGAGAAAACCGTTTGGTTTCCGGCTATGCGACACTAGACAACTTAGACTCACAAGGCGATGTTGTTCTGGCTGAGGCTTCCGCAGATGCTTTTGCTCGCGCTCGCGGAAATATCCGAGAAATGCACCAGAGCATTGCTGCTGGGCGCTTGGTAGATTTCCGCGAAGACGAATATTACGACACGGATACTCAAAAGTTTTATCGCGGCATCTATGTAACGGCCTATGTTTCCAAGGGGGCAGACTCTACTTGGGAAAAGGTGCTTGACGGAACCTTGACTGGTTTCAGCATTGGCGGCAATATTATTGACGCTAGTAATGAATTCGTCAAGGAAGCAGATGCATCTGTTCGTTTCATCAAGAAGTATGACCTTGTTGAACTTTCACTTGTCGATAATCCTGCAAACCAACTTGCAAACGTATTCAGTATTCAAAAGGCGAACGATGGCTCTGTTACCAAGATGACAGGTATGGTTGCCGAAACCACGATTGAAAACATTTTCTGGTGCGAAACAGATCGTGTTGCTAGAACAATCGAGGGTGACGCAACTGACTGTCTCAACTGTGGTACGCCTATGACGAATATTGGGTGGGTAGAAAGCGGAGAGCAGAAGACGGAGAAGGTGAAAGAGATTGTAGCCAAGTTCCTTAGCCAAAGCGAGGATTCAGAAGCCGTGAATGATGCAAATAGCGAAGGAGGTGTAGATGTGAGCAAATTTAGCAAGAGTGATGAAGAGGCAGTAGAGGGTGTAGACGAGGCAAAGACCGAAGAGGTTAATGACGATACTACAGCCCCACCAGCCACCGAAGCCGTCGAGGGTGCAAACAGCCCCGACTTGACTCGTGACAATCAGGTAACTGATGAGGCACCAGAGAACGAGGGCGAGGTTGTAGCCGGTGTTGACGAGGTTTCAGACGAAGGGGAAGAAATTTCCAAGATGTTCGAAAGCCTTAGCGTTAAAATCGAGAAGTCTCTAGAGGCAACTCGTGAGGCGACCGGCAAGGCCGTAGAGGCAATTGAGGCAAAGGTTGAAGAACTATCCAAGAGTCTCGAAGAAAAGACTTCCGAGTGGGCCGAAAAGTTCGGTTCTCTCGGTCAGGAGTTGGCAACAGCCAAGGGAGAGGTTGCAGAAATGGAGAAATCCCTAGAAGCAATTAATTCGGCTGATGCTATGAAGAAGTCCGCTGATGTGGAAAAGTCAGCGGAGACAAAGCAGAAGGAAAACCCATGGGGCGGCGCTTTCTCAGTAAACAACCTATTGAGGTAATTCTGTGCAGCACAACCATTTAATTTTAACGAAAAGAGAGGTGAAAAAATAAATGAGCAATAACAACGAAATGTTGGAAAAGGTTATCGTAACGGGAGCCGATGGCTTGCCAGCGGGTGCATCTGCACTTAACATGGCAGCCGGGGGCCTTCTACCGCCAAAGGCGGCAGAGCGTTTTATCGATTACATGTTCGATCAGACTGTTCTTGGTCAGCAGGTACGTCAGGTTCGTTTCGGTGGAAACAACGAAATTGAAATTGAGCGTATTGCTGTTGGCGAGCGCATCATGCGTGTCGCTACCGAGGCTGTTGACGACGGTGTAAACATCGGAGTCACATTCTCTAAGATTTCTCTAACGACCCGCAAGTTGCGTCTTGATTGGGAACTCTCTACAGAGTCCCTAGAAGACAACATCGAGGGCCGTGACCTAGAGGATCACATTGCACGTCTGATGACAAGTCAGGCTGCAAACGACCTAGAGGATTTGGCAATCAATGGAGACGTAGCCCTAACTACCGACCCTCTTCTAAAGGCATTCAACGGTTGGCGCAAGTTGCTTCTAACAGGCGGGTACGTCGTTGACAACGCGGGTGCTACGGTAAGCCGTGCAACCTTCAACAACGCACTAAAGACCATGCCTAGGAAGTTCATGCAACAGCGTCGTAACTTGAAGTGGTTCGTTCCTTCTGTCGTCATTCAGGATTACCTATTCAGTCTACAGCAGGACGAGGCTGGGTTGGTTTCCCCGGAGTCGTCAGCGGCGGCTGGTATTAACCAGTCTGTCCGTACATCGGGGCCAGCAGGCTACCAGTACGGAGGCATCTTTGGTGTCAACGCAGAGGAAGTACCACTACTTCCAGAGTACGATGTTAACACAGGAGTAGCGGGTACACAACTTGGTTCTGATATCTGGTTGACTGACTCACAAAACCTAATCTGGGGCATCAAGCGCGAGATTGAAGTTTACCGTGAGTTCAAGCCAAAGAAGGACACAATCGAGTACACAGTCTACACTCGTGTAGGCGCAGCAATTGAGAACGCAGCAGCATCCGTTATCGTCAAGAACGTCGCATTCGCGGTGTAATGATATAACGTTAAAGGGGTGGAGACTTTCGAGTCTCCACCCCTTCATAATTTCAGTATGGTATACTTAACATGACAAGGAGGTATAAATATGTCATTTCAAAAGTTGGACAAGAAAGAACTGCTACGTACCGCAGAAGATGATTTTGCAGTAGAGGTAGACAGGTCTTGGCCCAAGACAAAGATCATCGACGCATTGAATACGTCAGGTGTTTCTTTTGTAATGTATCTGGAACAAAATCCTGATCAGGCTGTGCTTTTATCTGAGGTACCGGTAAACGTTCAATCAGCCCCCGTGGTTGTTGTAGCGGCACCGCCGGTAGTTGTAGAAGAAGAACAGAAGATTCTCATTAAGATGTTAAGAGAGAATCCACTATATCAGATCGGCAAGTACCGCTGGACGAAGACTCATCCATATGTACTTGTTGGTGTTAAGGATGCAGAACACGTCCTGATCAATGAAGAGGGTTTCCGTCAGGCGACTCCCGGCGAGTTGCAGGAATACTACGCCTGATTTGGTCTTTGAACGAACCAGTGATATAATTGCCTTATGGCTGATATCGTTTATCCGGGTACCATCGCTGGTGGCCCAATCAACTCTGGCGCAATGCCAAGCAATCAAGACCTTAGTATTTATGAGGGTGATGCAGTTAAGTTCACCGTCACGGTTAAGGACTCTTCGAACGTCGCCGTAAACCTAACGGGATACACCGCCAAGGCACAACTAAAGACAAGTTTTACAGACGCAAGCCCTATAAACTTTGTTTGCACAGTTACCACACCCGCTCTGGGTGTGGTAACTGTGTATATGGCACCAGCCACAACAGCCGCGCTTATAGCGAATGGTGATTACATCTGGGATTTCCAATTAACCGAGCCCGGTGGAGACATAAGAACCTACCTCGCTGGCGATGTTAATGTCATTCCAGAGGTAACCACCTAATATGGTCAATGAAAACATAACAGTAACCCAACAAAACACTAATGTTACAGTTACTCAGGCGACACCGAACAATCTTTTAGTAACTACCGCCGCACCAATAAATCTAGAGATTGCAACAACCGGTATTCAAGGTGCTATTGGGCCTACTCCAAATCTAGCCATTGGTACAACTACTACCGGTGTTGCTGGCAGTAGTGCGCTGGCAACTATTACTGGAACACTGGTAAATCCACTCCTAAACCTGACTATTCCTAGAGGAAATACAGGAGTTACAGGAGCAGTCGGGCCAGCCAATACATTGACTCCGGGTACCATCACAACGCTCGCTGCGGGCGCGTCAGCGACCGCAACAATTACAGGCACATCTCCCAACCAGACATTAAATCTAGGGCTTCCACAGGGCGCTATAGGGCCAGCCAACACTCTTGCTATTGGCACAGTGTCTACCGTTGCTGCGGGAGGGTCTGCAACTTCATCTATTACTGGTACTTCCCCAAACCAAACACTAAATATCGGCATTCCTACAGGAGCCACAGGTTCTCAAGGAATTCAGGGTATTCAAGGAGTTGCTGGTCTTGTATGGCGACCCGCATGGGCAGCCGGTACCGCATATATAGTCAATGACGCTGTTAGTTATGGTGGTTCATCTTACCGCCGTCTAGTCGCTGGTACAAGTGCTGGAACGCCAGTAGCCGATACAACCAATTGGGCTGTTGTCGCACTCGCCGGTAGTGGAACAGTCAACTCTGTTAACTCCATTGCTCCTGATGGTGCCGGTAATGTTCTTCTAAGCGCAGCCAATATTGCAAACGTTTCTCCGCTAACCGACTGGAATGGTACCAACAGCGGTAGTCTGTGGGTCAAGGAACGACACAACGCACTGCTCTGGACTCCCTCGGTCAACGCGATCAATATCGTCGGTGAATTTGTTGTGCAAACAAATATTACCGCCGTAACGGGCAAAATGATTACATTGCGTTTCCGTGGACAATCACATAATACGGGAGGGGGCATTATTGACCTGACTGTTAGGTTGCACTGGAACGGTACAGCCGGAGCCCAAACCGTAACCCTTCCCAGCGCCATAGACCTTGGAAACTTTGAAATTCCTACCGTCCGATTCCTTCGTCGTATTTCTGACAACGCATTGGCTGTCGCACTAACACCTGACGCCTCTTTGGGCAATTGGGATTATCCGAAAATTTCTGTGGACGCGCAGACTTCTCATACAACAGTTGAGCCTGATTCTGTATTTGATGGCTGGACGGGTAACATTCTCACCGACCTGACGGCCTATGTTGATTTAGGAACTATAACGCCTACGCGATATAATGTAGATATTGTCGAGGGTACAACCTCTCAATATTACCGAGGCGACAAGACCATGCAGACCCTCGACAAAACTGCTGTTGGTCTTAACCTTATCAATAATGTTGCACAGGTAGAAGTCGCTGGTACACAGACAATCACTGGCGCAAAGACATTTTCCTCACTTATTACCGGCACAGCGGGCGTAACTACAGGCGGCGTACTTACAGTACCCGGCACTTCGTATCAGACATTCGGTGCGGC